CCCAAGCATTATAAAAATAATTCTCAGTAGTTGACCGTTGATCCTGTAGATAGTCTCTAGCCATCTGAAGAATTTCAAATCTAAGTTCATATGGATTAGCCATATTATCCTTTCGTTTGTGTGTGTTATGTGTGTAGTGAGGAGTTCTTCTGTTCCCAAGCGACTCCTCGGAGGACAACCCTCTAACTCGGCTATAGTCTACGCAGCGAGTGCGTAAGAATATGCGGTATAATCGTCATTGTTTGCGATTAAGTTATTTGATTGTAGGTAATCACCCTATCTGTTCTCTCTGATACCTTCATTAGCAATCGAAATCCATGTCAGCCCCATCAACGAAAGTCATATCCAATATAGAGTGTGGCATAAGTTAAACTCAATCCAAGCAATATCATTATTGCAAGCCACATTAATTTCTTTTCCATTAACTTTCCTTGGTGGAGCTGGCGAGAATCGAACTCGCGTCTTACTTAACTATTCTTTCAGGTCATCAAACAAATTCCTTAACAGTATTATTTAGTTCATACAATTTCTTAGCTTCCCAAATTTTGTCTGTCCAATCATCCCGTTTTTCTACAAACAATTGTGGATGTTCTCCATCAACAGCAATGATTACCACTACTTGTGGAACTGGTATCTTTGTAAGTTCTTCATATGCTACTGCGTAAAAGGCACATTGTGCAAAATAACTTTCACACCATTCTTTTTTCTTGGTTCTGTTACTTGTTTTGTAATCTATCACAGACAACTTACCATCAAACTCGGCAATCAAATCTGTTCTACCAGCAACACCAAAATGATCTGAGTATAGTCCAAGTTCTACTCCATGAACATTATCGATTCGTTCTAGGTAAGGTTCAATCGTTTTGAATAGTTCAACAATGTGGGGTAACTCTTCCGTGAGAAATTCGTGATCATTTTGGATATAGGACTCACAGACAGAATGTAAGCGGGTTCCTCTACGTGAGGCTTTACCGGAGATTTTGTTCGCTTCGGTTTCTCCAACCCGTTTTCGCCACTTCTGTATTGCAGCTTTGCTGAACTCACCAAGAATTGTTGTGATTGACGGATATAATTCACCGGCTGGAGTTGCATAGAACCTCTTCCCATTTCTAGTTTCATGTTGTATACCAAAAGACAATTCAGGTCTATTAGCAAGATGTACAAATTTTTTCATAATCAATCTCGTACTTGAATTGTACTTCCTATATGAGCCTTTTTAATTGCGTTCAATTTATCATTAAAATTTTTATCAGTTTTTCTTATTCCCAATTTAACGGGATCACCAATTCCTGGTGCAGCTGCTTTTATTATTATTTCACCACCACAAATAGGAGATGTGTTACCAGGTTGTCTTTCACAAGGAACTTCAGTTGGTTTTTTTCTTAGTGAAATAGAAAACATCTCTTCGAATTCATGACCACATTTCTCACATTTATAATCATATGTTGGCATTTACATTCTCCGATAATGATTTAAAAAAATATGACATAATATAATGAAATATCACACTATGAATACCCTCCACAGTACCAATATCATGGCTTGGAACATGAACACAATCATATTTACTACTCAATTCATTAGCCGTAGATTGTATACTCGTAAATCCCCATACAGTTATAGATTGTTGTTGTGCCCAATCTACTGCTTTAATAATATTTTTGCTGTTTCCAGAACATGATATGGCAACTAACATATCTCCAATTTCTGCGTTTACAGAAACTAATTGATTAACAAAAATATCATCATAACTTTCATCATTAGATGTAGCTGTTATAACTGATATATTGTCACATAAAGATATTGCATAAATTCTAGGCTTTATTGACGGATCCGTAATTGTCCCTTTAGATAAATCTTGAGCAAAATGTGTTGCCGCCGACGCACTTCCTCCATTACCTATAAGATAAATTCTTTTTCCGCTATGATATATTCTATCAACCGCCTCAATAAATGATTCAACTTCTTTGTGGTTTATATTATCAAGAATATTTTTAACTTCTAATATATATTGATTTAACTCCATCCATATCTCCTATAATTTAATATCACCTTAGAGCCATCACGTTCTAACATGAATGGCATTTCCTTATACTCTCTCAAGGCAAATCGTATCATTGTTTGCTTTTTTTGTTGTGCATATGTCAATAAAAAACCACCGCCTCCGGCTCCACATATTTTACCTCCTATGGCACCAGCCTTTAAAGCGTTATCATACATTTTATCTATTTCTGGATTAGAAATTTTGCTTGTCAAATTTCTTTTTATACTCCAGTTACTATTTAATAATTCCCCTAAAATATCTCTATCAGATTCATTTTTAAAATTTAACGATTCTGCCGTTACAGCCAAATTTTTGATCTTCATCAAATTGTCAAATGCTTTTCCACTAACAAGATTTTTTTTCTGATCTTTAAGAATAATTTCTGATTTTCTTGTCACTCCTGTAAAATGTAATAAAAGATTTAAACTCAATTCATAACGATCTTCATTTGACAAGTTCCATTTATTAACCCGTACTTCATCTTTTAAAAAATCTATTGTACACATTCCACCATAAGCTGCAATATATTGATCTTGCTTACCTATAGGCTTCTTTAAAATATCTATTTCAATTTCACACGCTTCTTCCGCCAAACGTTGAGTTGATACCTGTTCTCCTTTAAATGAATATAAAGCATTCAATAATCCTACTAAAATACTAGAAGAAGATCCTAATCCCGAACCAGTTGAGGGAATATCAGCTAAAGTTGTTATTTCTATACCACCAAATATTCCTGTTTTGAGTAATGCTTCCCTAACTAATTCATGTTTTAATTCATGAGGGGTTTTTACGGATTCTTTTATAGACCAATTAACAACAATACGGTCATCAAATAATTGATTAACAATCACAAAAGTATATTTGTCAATGGCTGTACTAATTACCTTTCCTGGTTCTTGTACATAAAAATCCTTAAAATCAGATCCCCCTCCCAAAAAACTCACTCGTAATGGTGTTTGGACTATTATCATACTTACTCCACTCTTTTTGAACTAATTTATAATCTTCTAGAGTTCCAATGTCAATAATTTTTTGATTAGTCTCAAGTAATTTAACATACATTTTATTAATCAATCTAGGCATTATATCATATCCTATGTCAAAAGTCAAGTTATTAATATAATCAAAAATTTTACAATTCAAAACTCCCACGCCAGAATTTGCCAAGCCAAACAATCCATTCATATTTTTTGGCTTTTCAATAAAATGTTTAACTTTATTGTTTGAATCTATTGTGAAAATACCTTTTTGCTCTGGTATATTGGTTGGATATGCGAAAGTAGTGTATATAGAATTTTTTTTCTTTTTATGATATTCATATATACTTGATAACGGCACATTAGTAATATTATCTGCATATAATAAAAAAAAGTCTTCTTCCCCATCAACAAATGATTTATTAGTATATAATGTTCCAGCAGTGCCTAATAATTTTTGTTCTCTAGTAAGAATAATATCAGGTAATGATGTCCACGTTTTACAATAACTTTCAATTTGATCATGATGTTTATGAGTGTTAATTAAAACCTTTTCAACTCCCGACCTTTTCATATGATCTAGCCAATATTGTAAAAGGGGCCGTCCATTAATAGGTAATAAACATTTGGGAGTAGTATCAGTTAATGGTGACAATCTTGTTCCAAGACCGGCTGATAATAAAAAAGCTTTCATATTTCACATTTATATTTCCGTCCACAAAAATCTTGTTCATAAAACTCTCCTGTCCAAGGTAAGTCTATTGAAATTGAACTGCCTGCAATTTGTAATCTAACATATTTTTGAGGATTACAATGAACTACAGTACCTACAGTGTCTATTTTACGAGAATTCTCTTCCCAGGAAACTTTAATTGTCTTCATCACTTTGTGTCTTCTCTTTAGGTGGGCGACCTCTACCACGAACTTCCTTATGAGGTAATAAATTCGGAAACGCCTCCTGAACTATTGCGTATGTTAATCCCTTGTAATGTTTTTCTAATTCTTTATCTTTCATCCAAATAATTACATCTGCTTCTGTTTCATGTACGGCTTCTAAAAATTGTATAAACAACATTTCTCGTTTATTTTGTGTTATAGTAGTATGTCCACCTTCCACAAAAAGATAAAGCCTTCTTATTTCTGGCCCTAATGTTGCAGTTTGATATCCTAGTGGAACATCTTGTCGAGTAAACGGCGGACGACCTTCAGGCAAAGCAAACTTTATATTCTCATCAAAATTATGACGCAACACTTCTCTCAAAGAAGTTGTATCATTTTGACGTAAAATTTCAATCTTTCTCTTTTGTGACCTTTCTTTGGACATATCATCAAATACTTCTGGTACAAGTTTTCTTATCATATTTCTTTCTCCCATCATCAACCCTTGTGGATCTGATATAAATTTGTGAAACTTAGAACTCATTTAAGTGCTCCATTAAATTTTTAAGTCGTTTTTTCATAAAATAATTTAACATTTTACTTCTATCGCCCGATGTTTGTTTTTCAAATTCTTCAATAATATTTTTAGACATTGAATCTGGTATAAACTCAAAATCGATTAGTTGTTCATTTCGTTTATAACCTCTTAACATTCCTTCTGTGCAAAAGTCTCTCAGGTCCTGATCTAACCAACCCGCCAACTTTTTTCTTAAAATAGGCGTTTGTCTTTTTTCTTTAGTAATAAAAACATCATCTGGAGACATAAAATTAGGGATACCATCTACACTATCGCCTAAAAAAATATGTTCCTTTACAAATTTAGCGGGGTTTTCTTGTTTGATATATTTTTTTGTAATGGGTGAATATTGGCTAACATTTGGAAATTTCTGTAATTGAGCAAAATCTTTATCACCAGAAAGTATCAAAATTGGTTCTACTTTTCCGAAATCAGCATTTTCATATGAATGTTTAGAAATAACTGCTATAATATCATCTGCCTCAGCCCTCAATAGTTTCACAACCTTATAAGGCATAAAATTCTCTAATTCTTCGCGCACAATGTTTAAAATATCATATACACTATTCCAATCTATATCAGATTTTTTTTGTGTAATTTTTCTATGTGCTTTATAATTAGGAAAAACATCTTTCCTCCAAGGATTTCGAGAATCGACACATATAACAATTTCACCGAACTTATCATGAAACTTTTGTTTCTGAAGCCGGATACTATTCAAAATCATATGTCGCACCAATTGCTCATCTAATTTATCATATCTAATTTGTTGCATAATATTAGCAATTGCTAATTGAGAATAATCCACAAGTATCATAATACACCTTTTTCTATTTTACCACCCTTAACAAAATGGTTTCATTGTTAAGTCTTCCATTCATTTCTGAATGTTTAGCATTAATTTCATCTAATACTTTTCGTAAAATTATTTTACCACCTTCTAACACTCTCACTAAAACCTCATCTGGTTTGCGTATAGTTTTACACATCGACTTCAACGGCTCATAATTTTTAAGAGTTGATCCTTTAATAGTAAGACCGGCATGATTGTTAGTATGATATACTCCCAATTTGCGAGTTTTTGTATTAAATACCCAGAGTTGTTCCGCCCCAATAATTTCTGAAGGATTGACGGAAGCTATTTTATATTCACTATCTTCTTTTTTATATTTTATGTTAGCAAGTAATTTTTCAACTGATATTGGTTTCTTCTTGCGAGGAATGCGCGTTTTCTTTGCAACATTAGCCCATTTTTCACAATCTGAAATCACCTTTTTATAAAGAGCCTGAAGCTTTTTTAGTTGTTTTGGTTTCCAACTTGAATAGGCTTCTTTAATTTCTTCATCCCCTCCCCTTTCTAAAGCAGAATTAATTTCATCAAGGTCTGGCTGAAGTTTTAATATTAATTTACTGGCATGTAATGACTTAACTTCTTTTTTTTGTAACCAAGAATATGTATCAAACTCCTTTTTGAAATTGCTATCTATTACGCAATCTATTTCATATTCAATTTCTCCAACAAACGTTGATACTTGTTTATGAATATGTTCTTGGATATTAGGTTTCTTTTTATTAGCAATTTCTTTTATAGGATTTGTTATTATTTTATTTCTATTGGCTATTGATAATAATCTATCGAGCTCTAGACCTATTTTTTTCTGGATATCAGCCGATAATATACATCCACGGGAAACCATTCTACTTAAAAACCCAAAAGAAGAATGGAACTCAAATTTGTTAATCGTTTTAATGGAATTGATTTCTTTTTTAGGTTTGTTTAAAGAGGAAAGGTGTTCTATAAACCATTGTTTAGATTCATCGGGTCCATGAAAATGATGATACCAATTTAAGGATGTCACAATGTCAATATTAGAAGCAATTTCACTGAGGTCCCAATCTGGCTCACTACCCAAATATTTTTCATCAAGGTTTCTTGGAGACCTTGTTACTATTCCCCTTTTAATTTTACTTGTCCTTTTTATCATTATATCTCAAATCGTAGTTTTCCTATTCTTCTGTAATAACATCATCATCTAAATAAACATCTACATTAAACGGCATTGTTCTCCGTATTTCATTTTCATTGAAATGAGGATAGAC